GCTTAATCGCTGCTAATCTATCTAGGCTACACCTAGGCTATTTCAAGGAGGTCAACATGATACATCGAGTTGGACGTATTACGTCCAAATCGAAAGTTACTAGTACGAGAGCTACAGGTCCCTATTCTTATCGATCAATTCGATTAAGTGATGGGTTTCTGTTGGGTCAGGGAGCAGCGTTTGATTCGCTTGCTTCCGACACCGTCTCGACTATTAACTCGACAAATCGTATTTCTGCGAAAGAATCGCATGCAAATACTTGTCTGCATACTGTTGAACGAACCAATGTTCCTCAAGGTAGAGGAGACTGGTTTTTCTACTCCGCTGCTAATCCTACCGTACGTCAAGAGATATACGATATGACACCAGCAGCACGTGGAGCCCTTGACATTGCGAAATCAGCCGCTTTTTCTTCCATTGGAATCAATGGTAGTAATTGGCTGAGGACCAATGCTGTACCCCTCATAACTGCTAATTTTGACAGTCTGAGGCCAGATCTTACTGAGGTTTCTGTTCCCAATTTCCTATTGGATATTGGTCAGATTTCCTCATTAATGAAGCTCTGGAAGTACAGGAAGCCGTTGATCAAGAACATTGCAAATGCTAACTTGAACTATCAGTTCGGATGGCGCCCCACTCTTGGGGACGTATCCGCAATGATATCTTCAATTTCGAATTTGCAATCTAAGATCAAGTCGTTTCAGGATCGGCTTGGGAAATTAACTACCAAGCAGAAAACTGTTGCGACAGGTGGTACAACTCATTCAGGCACTGCTCAGAGTGGCGAGATCACTTGGTCCGCCACTCATAAGTACACCTGTACAGCCCACATCGCTTATCGGCCGTTACCTCTTAAAGAGTTTTCGGCTTTTGAGAAGATGTTGAGAGGAGTATTAGACTCCTGGGGCTTTGAGTTGAACGCGGAGATCCTTTGGGATGCAATACCATTTTCTTTCGTCCTCGATTGGTTCTTGGACGTTGGATCATTGGTAAGGCAGTTCCGATTGGATACTCTCGAGTTGCCGATTAAACTGGAAGATTGTTATCTCCAGTTTAAGGAGACGGTTACCGTGGATAGCAGGCTCGTTTTGAATCCAAATGTGGATCATACGAAACTGGTATATCCAGGGGCGAGCTATGAAAGAACTCTCTTTCATAGGTTAGGCGCTCAACCTGACTACCAATCCTTGGTTTGGTCTGGATGGCGCTTTCCTAGCCTCAATCAAGCAATACTGGGCCTATCTCTTGGTTTAACCAGGAGTTAATGCTAATTTATTGCTAAGATTAATCAGTGGCGATTTTCTGTCGTCATCTGACCCTCAACTTTTTGAGGAAAACCCGCAACTATTGTTGCATTACAAGCCCTTTATTGGGTAGGAGTCTCATATGGGTCTAGGCACATCACTTTCGCTTTCGAAGGATACCGCAACGGATGTCGACACCAATCTTTCGGTGTTCGACCTCAGAGCTGCGGATCTTAACCGTTCAGAGTTTTCTACTGCTGGTTTAACTTATCCAGCAGAGCGGAAACTGACGGTCTCTCATGAAGAGACGAAAGACGGTGTTTTGCGACACCTTGCGCGAATCGACGAAACTGTTGTCGATTCTCTCTTGGTGCCGGCGACCGCATCAGCATATATTGTGATCGTTCGCCCAAAAAGCACAGCCGTCACGAACGCCCTTTTGATTGGCGTCGTTAACTATCTCATCGACTTCCTTGTCGAAGGGGGTAGTAACGCGAACGTGACGAAACTACTCAACCGTGAGGTCTAAGTGGATACGAATCGTCATCAAAGTGATTCGCTCCTTGCTTATATCATCATCGTCGTCGAAACGTTAGTCATCTTGTATTTGATGCCTAACATTGTCGCGGCACGATGATTGAGTAGATCCTGTAGCGGCTTACATCGCCCTATCGGGGTAATGTCTGTGATGTGCAGTCCTGGACCGCCATGGTGACTCTAGGAGATCGCCTATGTTAATAGGTAATCGGAAGAGCCTTGATCTATATGGAAACATATGGATCAACCTGGCGCATAACCAGCGCTACGAAGCTTATGTGTCTGAGATGGATATTTACCATTTCAAACGACGGCTTCGCAATGAAGGTCTCACTTTTCTATTGCGTACCTTGCCTCTTATAGGTAAAGGCCTCGATAGATTCCATGCAAATTCTACATGGAGCCCCATCGCAGGTTTCAAATCTGACGATGATGGCGTTCCCATCTTTTTGGGTAACGCTATACGAGCAGCAATAGCCGGTGATTCCCTAGCTGTAGATTGTGTTAGACAATTGTCTTACATGTTCTACAAACTGGAGACCCAATTCGATCCGGATTCCGTAGAATCTCTTCTACAGTCCTTTAAGAAGACTGATGCAGAGCTTCTTACCGTTGATTTGAGCGCCCAAAGGGCTCTTATCAATTCGGCTCGTTCTCTTATCTGGAGGATCCTTTGTAATACTGATCCTTTCGATATTAGACCTTGCCATGGTAGCGGTTCCACTGCGGACCGCATGGAAAACCATGAGAAGTGGCATCGTTTGCTTTATTATAAGCAACTTGATGATTCTTTCTCATATTCGGACCATTTCTTCTTCTCTCCTACACATCTAATCGATGAGTATGATAAATTGGAAGAAAGCGAGGAATTGGATCCTACGGCACGCATCTGTTTGGTGCCGAAGGATTCTCGAGGACCCCGTATAATATCGTGTGAGCCATCTGCTTTTATGTTTATACAGCAGGGACTCATGCGAAAGTTATATAACGTCATCGAAAGTCACCCTTTAACACGCGGGTTTGTAAATTTTACAAACCAGGCGGTAAATCGAGAAATCGCTCGTTCTTCAAGTAAAACTGGAGAATTTGCGACTATCGATTTATCGGATGCTTCTGATCGAGTTTCGCTTGAATTAGTTAGAAGTTTATTTCCTCCTAACTGGGTTCAAGCTTTTGAAGCTTGTCGCTCCAAAAGCACGAAACTTCCCAATGGCGATGTTGTGGTATTCAACAAGTTTGCCCCTATGGGTAGTTCTTGGTGTTTTCCAGTTGACGCGTTAGTCTGTTGGGCTATCGCTTCAGCGAGTACACATTTAGCTCAGAATCCTTCTGATATTTATGTGTATGGTGACGATATAGCGGTAAGTGCTGTAAATTGCACTGTTGTTATATCAGCTCTAGAAGCTGTTGGGTTAAAAGTCAACAGCGACAAAAGCTACTGTTTTGGACCTTTTCGTGAGTCTTGTGGTGGTGATTATCATAATCATTATGATGTCACTCCTATTAGGCTCAGGAAAGAACCTGCAGTGTTACGTAACTCTCTCTCTACTGATGTTGATTTCCTTAATTCTTTAATAAGGAAATTTGGATATGATTCTGTCTCTTCAATTATTCAATTAATTGAAGAGCTTTATTCAGAACCCATTCCAAGATCAGCACATTTGGACCTTCCTTGTGTCCTTAGAACTGATCTTACATCAAGTAACGATGTTTTCTTTCGCCGTAGGTATAACAAATATCTACAGCGATTTGAATATCGTATTCCCCAGCCATATACGAAGACATTAGTCATTCGTGAAGCCGCATGGAGCGAGCTCCTTAGAAAAGAGCTAACTCGGGAACTTAGAGATAGAGATCCAGACACACATGAGAATCCGCTCGCAAGAGCAGAGGCTCATATGTTTCCTGGTGAATACGCGGTAAGCCGTTCCGCCAATATAAAGCGGCGATGGGTTTGGTTAGGTTAACCAGAC